GTGGAAGGCACACCGATCGGCCCATGCCATAGCTTTGACAGGACAGTATCGGCAACAGTGCTCTTCACAATTGGTTTACGCAGTTCCACTTCGTAGGTCACCCACATATCGCCAATAGGGTTGTCATCTCCGGGTTGCCCTGAAACAGCAACAAACGTGGTACCAAGGTCGTAGAACAGCTTGTTTTCACCAGCTGGCAGTTCCGAGGTTCGGACGTATTGTTTGCTCAATACAGTTTCAGAGGGGGCACACTCGATTGGATGACATAGAGATGTGGAAGTGACTCCTTCACTTGCCCAGTACTCATTGAGTATCTCTACTTTGGAGGACGGAGGTGCGTCAGTGGCACGGTATGTTGTTTGCATCATCACACTACCAATTGCGGGGTTAGTGCCGCTAACGGCATAACCACTGGTTGGAATGTAATGGAATACAACACCCTTGAACTTATACTCCTGGTAACGCGAGGCAATGCCGGCTAGCCAGGGGAAAGACCCACTGATCCCTGGGTTTAGATCGTACGACTTGCGGACTGCAAAGTCCACAGATCCCTTAATCTGCCCCAGGTACTCCTTGTGACGAACCACGATGGACTGGTTCGTACTATGCATCATCGGTATCGAGTCCGATGATCGCAAACTCCGATCTACGATTGAATTGGATGTAAGCTTATAATCTCCGGCGCCTAACCACCGTGAGATGGATGCACCGAGACTATTACCAGCAGCGGCTCCCGCGCCGCTCTGGCCAAACATTCCGCCTGCGTAGCCTCCTGCAGCTGTGCCCAATCCGCGTAGGGCACGACCCAGGAGGCCAATTTCTTTCTTTGTTGTCATTGCTTGGCTGCGCTTCTGCGACTTACGCTTTTCGATTCGAATATTCTTACGTGGCATGTTGTGAAGAATATTAAAGTGCCAGTGCGTCTGCCAAATGAGTAAACATTGGCAAACACGCCTCTTCACACACACTAGATCCATCCACCTTAATGTGGGTCATGTCTAGTACCAAACTATCGTAATATCTTTCTAGTTCATGTTGAAATTCAGGACTGATACCACATGCGAAGGCAAAACTTGCCCTCGACTCATCTGTGATCGTATCATCCCCAGTCGTTTTCCTTTCGAGCATTGATGTGTTCTTGAATACATAGTTTTGAAAACGTTTGCTGCTACGCACGCCATTGCGTAACAAGCACTTGTAAAAACTCTGCATCACCGGGACGCCAGGCACAGTAGCCATCCCACACTCACCAACCGCACCCAACCATTTCTTTAATCCTTTAGTGTTATTAACACTAAGGAGACACATGAGATCCTTCTTCATGCAGGTTATTGGGTTGCGCACCATCAACCAGCCATTTACCGTTAAAACGGGATGTGACTGGCAGAATTCTA